CCCTAAAGCCTTCCCCCTTTGGGGGAAGGTGGCCCCGCAGGGCCGGATGAGGGGCAAGCTGTCCTCGGCAATCCGTTTGTGGGTAATGCCCGGCAACTCCGCCCTCATCAGTCCGCTTCGCGGACAGCTTCAGTCTCCGTGCCAAGAGCCGCCTACGGCGGTTGCACTCCGACACGCGCCTGCGGGCGCAGCCCCTCGGAGGAAGCCTTGTCTCTACACCCACTTGTGAGGTACCCCCATTTGAAACCATTTGTCACCCAGGTCTGGCCGCAGTTTACGGCGGACCAGCAGTTCTGCGCGGCGTTCGGCAGTGTGCTTGTGGACCGCGTGGAGTTTTACCGCACAAAAAGACAGGTCGTCATCTGCCTGCGCAGTGCTGAACCTTTGGATCAGGCGCTGTGCGGGCGTCTTTGTGCGTCCCTTGCCGAGGTGTTCGCCGGGTATGAGCTGCAAGTCCGCAGCTACTTTGCCTACCCGAACATCACCCCCGAGGCCGTGCGCCTGATGATCGAGGAATTGAAAGAAAAGGGAATGCCGGTCAACGGCTTCCTCGATAAGTCCGAGCCCGTCACCTTTGGCGAGGACGGCATCACGGTCCACGTCAGCGCGGGCCGCCAGATCCTTGAGAGCGTCGAGCTGCCCCGCGTGTTGGCCGAGATGATCCAGGAGCGCACAGGGAGTCTGCCTGTCGTCCGCCTGGCCGATTCCGGTAAGGCGCGCACCGAGGAGGAGTTTGAGCAGTACCTGCAGGAGAAGGCCCCCGTTGTCAAGTTCGAGGCCAAGGAGACACCGCCCGACTTTACGATTGAGGGTCTCGCCCTCACGAACAAGCCGGTCAAGCTGTTCTACGGCAAGCAGTTCAAGCCCACCGACACCCGCCGCCTCAACGATCTGGGCGACGGCGGCAAGGTCACGGTCTGGGGCGACGTCTTTGCTACCGAGGTCAAGGGCAGCCGCCGCAAGATTTATTTTACCTCCATCACCGACTACTCCGGCTCCGTCAACCTCAAGGTCATGGGGGAAGAAGGCGCGGATATGTCCAAGTGGGAGGGCCTCAAGCCCGGAACGACCCTCATCGTCCGCGGCAACTATATGTACGACAAGTACGAGCATGACTTTGTCATCATGCCCTACGACGTTTTGCAGGTCGAGCGTGAGCAGCGCCAGGATACCGCGCCCGACGGCGAAAAGCGCGTCGAGCTGCACCTGCACACCAAGTCCAGCTCGATGGACGGCTTCAACGACCCCGGCAAGATCGTGCGTCTGGCTCACCGCATGGGCCACCGCGCCATTGCCATCACCGACCACGGCGTCTGCCAGGGCTACCCCGAAGCGATGCTGGCCACCGATGCCATCCACGAAACAGACCCGAACTTTAAACTTATTTACGGCTGTGAGGCCTACTTCGTCGATGACATGATCCCCGCAGTCTACGGCAGCGCCGAGATGCCGCTCTCCGGCTCGTTCGTCGTCTTTGACACCGAGACGACGGGTCTCGACTCCAACACCGAGCGCCTGACCGAGATCGGCGCAGTCTATGTCGAGAACGGCAAGATCAACGAGGAAAAGAAGTTCTGCACCTTCGTCAACCCCGGCAAGCCGATCCCGCAGAAGGTCGTTGACCTGACCGGCATCAACGATGCCATGGTCGCCGACGCCCCGACGCCCGAGGAGGCCATCCGCGCTTTTAAAGAATTTTGCGGGAACAACATCCTTGTGGCCCACAACGCCCACAGCTTTGATATGCTGTTCATCCGCAAAGCAGGGGAGAAGGCGGGCGTCAGCTGGGACGAGAACACCTATATCGACACACTGCCGATGGGGCAGGCGCTCTTTCCGGGTCTGCGCAACTACAAGCTGGACACCATCAACAAGCACCTCGAGATCCCGCCCTTCAACCATCACCGCGCCGTCGATGACGCCATGGCGCTGGCCCGCATCTATGAGGTCATGCTGACCGACCTCGAAGAAAAGGAAATCCATACGGTGGAGTCTATCAACACCGGCCTCGGCGGCAACAAAGAGGTGCTGAAGAAGAAATACTACCACCTTATTATATTGGTGCAGAATCAGGTGGGCTTAAAGAACCTCTACCGCATTGTCAGCGCCGCCCACACGCAGTATTTCTTTAAGAAACCGCGCGTGCCGCGCAGCCTGCTGAACCAGTACCGCGAGGGCTTGCTGCTCTCCCCGGCCTGTGAAGCAGGTGAGCTTTACAGGGCAATCGTGGCCGGTCAGCCCTACGAACAGCTGCTGCGCATTGCCGATTATTACGATTATCTCGAGGTGCAGCCGCTCGGCAACAATGAATTCATGGTGCGCAACGGGCAGGTGGACTCGATCGAGGCCATCAAAAACTTCAACCGCACCGTCATAAAACTGGGCGAGGATCTGCATAAGCCGGTTGTCGCCACGGGCGACTCCCACTTTCAGGAGCCGGAGGACTGGATCTACCGCGCTGTTCTGCAGGCCGGCAACGGCTTCAAGG